CAAACTGTAACTGATGCAACAACATCTGTTTTAAATGCTTATGGATTAGAAGCCGATAAAGCTGGGAAAATAGTTGATGGATTTGCACAGACACAGGCTGATGGTAAGATTGTTGTTGATCAATACGCACAACAGATAGGGCGTATTGCACCAATAGCGGCTGGTGCTGGTGTAAGTATAGATGAATTAAATGCTGCGATTTCTGCTGTTACTGCAACTGGTGTTCCTGTTGAATCTACCTTCGCTGGACTCAGACAAGTTATTGCTTCAATACAAAAGCCCACTGGTGAAGCATCTAAAGTGGCAGAAAAACTTGGCATTGATTTTAGTGCTGCTGCATTGAAATCAAAAGGATTAAGTGGGGTTTTAGAAGATATTGTTGCAAATGGTGGAGCAAGTGCAGATAATTTATCTAAATTATTTGGAAGTGTAGAGGCTCTTACAGCAATACAACCTTTATTGAATGATGAATTAGTAAAGTTCAATCAAGCCTTAGAAAACCAAGCTAATGCACAAGGAAGAGCGGCCCAAGACGCTTTTACTGCAACTAATACAATACAAGGTCAGTTAACAAGACTTGGCAGTGCATTTACAAACTTAACAACTGAAGGTTCTGAGTTTGGGATAATAATACGAGAAGTTTTAAAAGTTACTGCTGTTACTGTAGAAGCTTTAGGACTTGCTGTTAAAGCTGTTTTTACACCATTTAGACAGCTTTTTGCTGTTATTGGTGAAATCGGAAAAGCTATAGGTAAAGCGATAGGAGTTGATGCAACAGCAACTTTGTTTAATCTTGAACAGGGGTGGATAGGTATCAAAGAGGCTGTTTCTGATGCTTCAGAGGAAGCCATATTTTTTGCAAAAGTTGTTGGTGGTGTAATTGGAAAAATAATTGTAGCAATAAGCAATACTGCAAATGGCATTAAACAAACAGTTAGCGGTATTGTCCAAACTGTTGTAACTACGATTCAACAAGCAATTCAAAACCTCATAGATTTAATTCCAGAACCTATAAAAAATTTATTAGGCGGTCTTGCAATACCTTCACTTAATGTTGATATAAAAATACCTCAACTACCTAACCCATTTAAAGGTTTAAAAGAAAAAGCCGATGAATTAAAAAATGCTGTTATTGAGTTTAGTGGTGTAGAAAAAACAATTACTGACGAAAATAACAAACAAGTTGATGCAAAAAATAATATTGTTAAAACAATTCCAAAAATTAAAACAGGAGTAGAGCAACTAACAGAATCAGAAAAAAAAGCAAAAGAAGAGGCAGAAAAACTACAAGAAACTTTTAAGGAAATTGGTTCATCTGTAAGAAATGATTTAGTAAATAATCTCACAGACGCTATCACTGAAGGAAAAAATTTCGGTGATTCTATGAAAAATGTACTAAATAACCTCAAAAAAAGATTAGTAAATCTTGCTATAGATAGAGCTATAAGTGGAATTGGTGGTGCTTTAAGCGGTGGAAAAGGTTTTGGAGGTTTCTTAGGTGGATTGTTTGGTAAAAGAGAAAGAGGTGGCCCAGTAGCTGCTGGCGGTGCATTTTTGGTTGGTGAGAGGGGGCCTGAGATTTTGCAAATGGGTTCAAAAGGTGGCAATATTATTCCAAACAGTGCTATTGGTAAGGGTGGCGGCACTACTACCAATTTAGTGACTGTGAATGTAGATGCCTCTGGTTCATCTGTTTCTGGTAACACTGCTGATGCAAACCAACTTGGACAGGTCATTGGTCAAGCTGTACAGGCTCAACTCATCAAAGAAAAACGTGCTGGAGGTTTATTAACTAGATAAATGGCAACCTTTCCCTCTATCAGTCCGACTTACGGAATGAGAAAAACAAGTTCACCAAGAATTAGGACAACTTCTTTCGGTGATGGGTATGAGTTTAGGGCTTTGTTTGGTTTGCCTTTGACTCAAGATCCAAAAATATATGATCTTACTTTCAATGTGTCAGAAACGGAAGCTGATGTAATAGAGGGATTTTTGAGGAGTAGAGTAAATGATCAGGCAAGTTTTACATTTACCCCACCAGCAGAGGGTAGTGTTCAAACAGGCACATATTCGCAGTCAAGTAGCACAACTGTCACTATCACAATCACTAACCATGGTCTTGCTATTGGTGATGTTGTCACTATCGACTACACCTCTGGCTCTGCAACTGATGGAGATTTTGTTATAGTTACAACTCCCACAGTGGACACATTTACTGTCACAGCTGCTTCATCTGGTACAAATAGTGGTAATGTTTCAGTTACTTTGTCTGGTGCTGGTAAATATGTTTGTCAATCTTGGACAAAATCAATTCCCTATAACAATAGAGCAACATTAAATTGTACTTTTAGAGAAGTTTTTGAACCCTGATGGCAATACCTACAGCAGAACTGCAATCTCTTTCTAATAAATCTATTATTGAACTTTATTCAATAACTTTGGTGTCCGCTTTGCATGGATCAACCGATGTTACTAGGTTTCATTCTGGGGTTGGTATGAACAGTAATGCGAATATTATTTGGCAAGGAAATACATATACAAAGTTTCCAGTGATAGCAGAGGGTTTTGAATATGTAGGTCGAGGAACTTTGCCAAGACCAACTTTAACAGTTTCTAATGTTTTAGGAACTATCACAGCATTGATGGCAACAGCAAATGCAACAACACCTTTAAATGATCTACAAGGTGCAAAATTGATTCGCCATAGGACAATGGCGCAGTTTTTAGACGCTGCAAACTTTCCATCAAATCAAAATCCCTTTGGGACACCTTCAAGCACTACAGAACTTCCTCAAGAAATTTATTTTATTGATAAAAAAATTGTAGAAAATAGAGAAGTTGTACAGTTTGAATGTGTTTCTGCACTTGATTTAGAAAATATTCGTGCGCCAAAACGACAAGTCACAAGAAAAGATTTTCCTTCAGTTGGTACTTTTACATGACTTGGAAAGATAAAGCTGCTAAGTATGCTGTTCAATGCTTGCCAAAAGAGTCTTGTGGTTTGTTAGCCATTATTAAGGGCAAAGAAACTTTCTGGCCTTGTGAAAACCTATCAGAGGCCCCTGACGAATATTTTGTAATGTGTCCTGACTCATGGGCTGAATGTGAGGATCAAGGAGAGCTTATTGGTATTGTTCACTCTCATACTTTCGGATCTGCCCTGCCATCTGATGCTGATAAAGCATCTTGTGAGCATCTTGGGTTACCTTTTTATATCTACAGTGTTGAACATAAAGATTGGTATAGTTTCAAGCCTAATGGATATAAATCTGGACTTTTTGGGAGGACTTGGATTTGGGGAAAACATGATTGTTGGTCATTAATCACTGATTATTTTTATGAAAAAAAACAAATAAATTTAAAATTTTGGCCAAGACCTAAAAGCTTAAAAGTTTTTGCAAATAATCCGTATTTCGAAAAAGTATTAACAGGATCTGGATTTAAAGAAGTAGATAAAAACGATATACAAGAAAATGATGTACTACTAATGGAGGGGCCAGAAAAAAAACTTAATCATGTCGCATTGTATATAGGAAATCAAACTATTTTTCATCACAACATAAAACAATTGAGTTGTAGAGAGATTTATGATTTAAGATATATACAAGCAACCAAAAAAATTTTTCGATATGCCGCTTAGAAAACTTACAGTTTATGGAAGGCTTAGAAAATTTTTAGGCCAATCTCATTTTGAAGTTGCTGTAAATAACCCAAGACAGGCTTTTGCTTTTTTGATTGCAAATTTTCCAGAGGTTGAAAACCATATGAATAATCAGTTGTATAAGGTAAAAATGGGTGATTTAGAAATAACAGAGGATTTACTAGAGATAAAAGGTCATGGAGATATAAAAATTATACCCATTGCTATTGGTGCAAAAGGTGTTGCTCTTGGTGCTTTAGGAGTTTTTGGTGGTTCTGCTGCTGCTGCTGCTACAACTGGATTTTTTGCAACGGCTCTCGGAGGTGTTGTTGCTAGTGGATTAACTGCTATTGGTACTTCAATGCTCATAGATGGAGTCACAAGTCTTATTGCCCCAACTCCAAGAGTGTCAAACTTAAATGCTGATTCATTGTCAGATAATGACCCAAATGTACAGGCTAACTTTGGTTTTAATTCAATAACTAATACTTCCAGAGCAGGTGTACCAGTTCCTATTATTTATGGACAAGTTTTTACAGGTTCAGTAGTTATAAGTTCTGGTATTGATACAGTTCAAGTAGAGGGATCTGCATAATGTTAGGTGCTGGACAATCAAATGTTTTTGCAAATGTTGTTTCTGAGATTGTAAAAGCAGATTTACCATCAGACCAATTAGCATCAAAACAGTTTCAAACGCTAATAGATCTTATTTCGGAAGGAATTATATCAGGATTCCCCTCTGCTACTGGCTCTCAAGGATCTACAGAATATAATACTTCAGCACTTAAAGATGTATTCCTAAACGGAACTCAAGTTTTACAACAGGCTGCACCAGCAACACCAGCAGATACAGATTTTAATTTTAAAAATATTACTTTTGAGCCAAGATTTGGTAGCTCTAATCAGACTGCAATAGCTGGTATTTCTGCTAGTGAATCAGAAACGGCTGTTGGTGTAGTGGTTACAAAAGATACACCTGTTTCAAGATCAATAACAGATTCTAATATTGATGCTGTAAGAGTTACTATTGCATTTCCTCAACTTCAAAAATTTGAAGATGATGGTGACATAAATGGTGCTGAAGTAGCTCTTACAATTCAAACAATTGAGAATGACGGCACAACACAAACAGTAATTACAGACACAGTAAAAGGTAGGGCAGCAAGTACATATTTTAGAAATTATAAAATTAATCTTCCATCTGGCACTAGCTTTCCTGTAACTATCAGAGTAAATAGAACAACTGATGACAGCACTGATACATTTTTAAATGACGCTTTTCAATGGTCATCTTTTACAGAAATAATAAACGAGTCTAACACTTATGCTAACTCTGCTCATGTAGGCTTACGTTTTGATGCTGAAACCTTCCCATCAGTACCATCTCGAATGTATAGGCTCAAGGGTACTCTTATATCAATACCGCACAATGGTACTGTTAGGGCTGATGGATCTATTAGTTATAGCGGTACATTCAACGGAACACTTAAAACTGACAAAGAATATTCAAATGATCCAGCATGGGTACTTTATGACTTGTTAACAACTTCCAAAGGTTTTGGAGATCATATAGATACAACACAATTAGATGTATTTAGTTTTTATTCAGCTTCTGTTTATTGTTCAGAGCAAGTAGATGATATGACAGGAACTGGAAATACTGAGGCAAGGTTCTCAACAAATGTTGTTTTAAATACCCAGCGTGACGCATATTCGTTGATAAATGATCTTTCTTCTGTAATGAGAGTAATGCCTTTTTATAGTGCTGGCGCAATCAATATCTCTCAAGACAGACCTACAGATCCAAGTTATATTTACAATCTCAGCAATGTAACAGCGGAGGGATTCTCATATTCGAACGCTAGTCAATCAACAAAAGCAACTGTTGTTAATGTTGGATATTTTGACAACGAAACACAGTCTATTGATTATGAAACTGTTGAAGACACAGCTTTACAAGCAAAATATGGTGTTGTTGTTCGTAATTTAAAAGGATTTGCAACAACTTCTAGAGGACAAGCAGCCAGACTTGGTAAGTGGTTTCTTTATACGCAGTCAAATGAAGCTGAGATAATTTCTTTTAAAACCTCTATTGAATCAGGAACAATAGTAAGAGTTGGAACAATAATATCTGTACAAGATCCTTTGAGGGCTGGAGTAAGAAGGGGTGGAAGAATTAAAACAGGTGTTTCAACAACACAAATAGTAGTAGATGATTCCAATAATACTGATTTAGTTACCTCAGACTCAGCAACTTTATCTGTCATATTGTCAGACGGCACTCTTGAAACTAAATCAATTAGTTCTATCTCTGGATCAACTATTACTGTTTCCTCTGCTTTTTCCTCTGTCCCTCAAGCAAATTCTGTTTGGGTGATAGAAAATTCTTCTTTATCTTTGCAAACATTTCGAGTTTTTTCTGTAAAAGAAGTAAATCAAATTGAATATGAAATACAAGCTGTACTACATAATTCATCTAAATATTCTTTTGTAGAAGATGGGTCAACACTTCAAACAAAAACCATTACAACACTTACCGATACAAAACCAGCACCAAGTAACTTAACTGCTACAGAACAAATCGTTGCACTAAACAATCGAGCCGTTTCAAAACTATTTATACAATGGCAACCAGTTCAAGGTGTTACAGAATATATGGTGCAATTTAGACTTGATGAAGAGAACTTCATATCAGAAAGAGTTACAAGACCAGATTTTACAATTTTTGAAACTAAACTAGGAACTTATGAAATAAGAGTTTTTAGTTACAATGCTATAGGCAAACCCAGTACATTACCATCTACAATTACAGCTAATACTGTCGGAAAAACAGCTTTACCAGCAGATGTCCAAAACTTAGTTATAGAACCAGTTAGCGAAGATTTTGTAAGATTGCGTTTTGATAAATCTACAGATGTTGATGTTATTCATGGTGGAAACGTAGTAGTAAGGCACAGCAATTTAACAGATGGTACTGGTACTTTTACAAATTCTGTTGACCTAGTACCAGCCTTGTCTGGGAATATATCTGAAACTTTGATTCCAGCAGTTGCAGGGGAAGTAATTCTTAAATTTCGTGATGATGGTGGTCGTTTAAGCTCTGGAGAAACTTCTGTTATAGTATCGCCACCAGAAACACAGCCAGCATTAACAGTTTTTACTGACAGAGAGGACACTGACACAACACCATTTGGAGGAACAAAAGTAAATACATTTTTTGACTCAACACTTGGGGGACTTACTTTAGCTTCATCAACAACGATTGATGAAATAACAGCATTGATAGATACCTTACCTCAAATAGATTTTTTAGGTGATGTTGCAACATCTGGCTCTTATGAATTTGCAAACCCTTTAGATTTAGGCACTGTAATGGATACAAAATTAGTTAGACATTTTGTAACAGAGTCTTTTTACGCTGGATCATTTATAGACCAAAGAACAGCTTTGATAGATACTTGGAATGATATTGACCAATTCACAGCCTTTGAAACTAATGCCTCTTTATTAGTGGCAACTACAACACAAGATCCAGCTTTATCTACATCTGGAACATACACAATTAATAATGGATCTGGAAGTGCTGGAACAATAATAACAATAACAAAATCCTCTCATGGTTATTCAGTTGGAAGTTTTGTTGTTGTTGATTTTACATCTGGAACAGGTGTTGATGGTAATTATGAAATAATTTCCAAAACAACTAATACTTTTACGCTTACTTCTGCTACTTCTTTAAACACCAGCGGTAACTGTACTTATGGGGCAGAGTTCAGTTCATTTAACACTTTTGCGAATGGAACTCATAGAGGAAGAGGATTTAAATTTAAAGTAAATTTGTCATCAAATGATACAGCACAAACAATCCTTCTTAAAGAACTTGGATATACTGCAACTTTAAATAGAAGAGTGGAAACAGTTAATTCTGTTATTGCGTCTGGAACTTCAACAAAAGCTGTTACATTTACAGATAAATTCTTTACAGGCTTTAGCGGAACAAGTGTTTCTGCTGGTTCAGCATTGCCAACTATAGGAATAGTCATAGAAAACGCACAATCAGGAGATTTCTTTTCCTTGTCATCTATTAGTTCGACAGGTTTTTCAATAGATATAAAAAATGGATCTAGTTTTGTTGATAGGAATTTTAGATATACTGCTGTTGGTTTTGGTCGAGGCTCTTAAATTATGATAACCTTAAGAAAAAATAGATAGGTAATGGCAACTCACGACTACGTACTCAGTAATGCCACAGGCGCGAATTTCAGAAGCGACCTCAATAATGCCTTGGCTGCAATTGTAAGCAATAATTCTTCTTCCTCTGAACCTTCTACAAAATACGCATATCAATGGTGGGCTGATACAAACGAAGGTGTTTTGAAAATTAGAAATAGTGCAAATGATGGCTGGGTAACTCTTCTACAACTTGACGGAACTTTAACCCTTGAAGATGGGTCAAACTCCGCACCAGCACTAGGGTTTCGTGATGATTTAAATACAGGTATTTTTTCAAGTGCGGCTGACACTTTAGATATTACTTGTGGAGGAACCACAAGGGGAAGTTTTTCTTCTTCAGGTTTGACAATTACAGGAAATGTTACAGCAACAACGTTTGTCGGTGATGTAGATGCAAACAATGGAGATTTTGATGGAACTTTAGAAGCTGATGCGATAACAATTGGTGGAACAGCTTTAAATACTGTTATTGCTGGTGTAGCTTCAACAAATGTTACAGTTGCAGATGAATCCTCTGATACAACTTGTTTTCCGTTATTTGTCACAGCTGCAACAGGTGACTTGCCACCAAAGTCAGGTTCAAATCTATCTTTTAATTCTTCAAATGGAACATTAACAGCAACAGCTTTTTCTGGTGATGGCTCTGCTCTTACAGGAATTAGTGGATCTGGTACAACAATAAACAACAACGCAAATAACAGAGTCATTACTGGTTCGGATACTTCTGGAACTCTAGAAGGTGAAGCAAACTTGACTTACACTGGTGATGTATTTGACGTAACTGATTCTGGAAATCAAAGCAGATTTAAAGCTGGTAAAAGTTCTGATGGAAATAGTGATACTCAAGTTTTTATTGGAAATGGCACAACCAACTGTCATTGCGATTTATTTTTAGGAGCGCATAGCACAGAATCTTCATTTATAAAATTTGGTGATAGTGGTAATGATGACAAAGGAATTATTCAATATCACAACAATAGTAATTTTATGGCCTTTACTACTAATACTAACGAACGTATGAGGATACTAAGTGGTGGAGCTTTAGCAATTGGTTCTACTACTTCAAGCGCAGATTTTTTACACGTAGCAAAACCTTCAAGTTCTACTCAGTCTGTTTTTATTGATGCTGATAACTCAAGTGCTAGTAATGCGTTTGGATTAAAAATAGAAGCCAGTGGTACACAAACATTTGGGAATAATAATGGTGCAATGTTATTTAAGAATGTTGACGCTGTTGGTGGTAGTAACCATAGTATGCAAGTTGGTAGATTTTTAAATGGTAGTGATTCAGTGGTAGGTGTTATTATGATAAATGACTCATCTACTAGCTATTCAACATCATCTGATTATAGGCTGAAAGAAAATGAAACTTCTATAACTGATGGTATA